ATTGCTATGAGTTAGAAAAGGGTCAACTGTGCGGTCATCGATCCTTTACTCCAGATCGTATAAAGCCCCTACCTAAAAAGAGGAAAAGGCGCACAAAGAATGTCTAATAAGATCAACGTCTACTGGTCAAATGTTCGTAATGGAGAATTAGATCTGTCAATGATCTATGAAGAGCCAAAAAGTCTTATTCACGAACTTTCTCTTAATAAAAATAAGAGTAATCCAGACGACAACCTTTTGCGTTGTCCAGCAGTAACCGATCTTGCAAAAAATCTTTTTGTAGTGAAGAGTCCATTAAAGACTTCTGCCTCTTTTGTTATAGAAGATGGTAATGTTTCTAGTAAAATGGAAAGCAAGAACGGCGGCTGGTTTGTAAATCGTCCACCTAGTCTAGAAAACCAGTTGCTTGCTAGTTATGATTATTCACTTATCTTTTTCGCAGAGGAAGAGATTGAAATGATGGTGAGCAGTCCGTACTTTTCTCAAACACCACACAGATCTTGGGGAGCCGTTGTACCAGGATTATTTAATATTGGAAGTTGGTTTAGGCCATTCAACATAGAGTTTAATGTTTGGCCTGGTATTACAGAGGTCAGTCTTGAAGAAGATGAACCCATTGCCTATATAAAGTTTTTTACAGATAAGACTGTTGTGTTTAAAAGATTCTCAATGACCAACGAACTGATAGAGCAAGCAAAGTCTTGCAGTTCCGCTGGATTTTGGGAGCCTAAAGTTCCCTTGCTTAAAAGATACAAAAGATTCAAGCAATCAAAAATGAATAAGTTTGTTTTAGATAAAATTAAAGAAAATGTTGTGTGACATAAATCACCGTCATGTATAAATTAGATTGACAAAACATGTAAATTCTGTTAGGCTAAAGTGTTGCCGCCGCAAGGAGGAAACAGATGAAATCGAAACTGATAGGAGGTGTTGTAGGAATGGTGTTAGCAATCGCTATGACTTCCCCTGCAACTGCCTCTGACGCGGTGTATGCTAAGTCTGCACCAACTGCGACGGGAAAGGTCGTATACATCAGCCATGAGCACAGGGCTGCTCGTTCCGCTGATGCTGACGATATGAAGGGCTATGAGCCATCTTTGTATCGCGGTAAATGGTATGAATCTAAATGGGAGAACTCTCGTAAGTGTATTATGAAGCGTGAGTCCCGTTTTAGTTATCGTGCTGCCAATAGATCATCCTCTGCAAGAGGAGCCTATCAATTCTTGGACTCTCAATGGAGAGATGGGCTTGTTTGGATGATGCTGAAGGAATCCAAGAAAACAAAAGATGGCTTGTCTGCTGAAATAAAGACTTTGTTCGATAAGCCAATTCACAAATGGTCAAGGTATTACCAAGATCGTGCTTTCTATACTGCTTGGCAAAATGGTAGTGGTAAGAAGCATTGGTATTATCCAGGCCATAACTGCTATTAAAAGGCGGCAGGGTAGGGACCAAATCATTAGGTGGCAACACCCTACCCTGCTGCTATAATTGGAGCACTATGAACGATATTTTGACACATATTGAAGAAGTTAATCGTGTAGCAACTGAATACATCAAGGGGCTAAACGAGACAGAAATTTCTAGGGAACTTGATATACCCAAGGCCAGAGTCTCCTCTTTGTTGAAAGAGTGGAAGACCATGGCTAGCAATTCAGAGGCAGTAAGGTCAAGGGCTAGGGAGGCATTGTCTGCTGCCGATCAACATTATTCTAGACTTATTAAACAAGCATATGAAGTAGTTGATGAGGCTACGACAACATCAAATCTTTCTGCAAAGAATGCAGCAATAAAACTAATTCTTGATATCGAATCAAGAAGAATAGATATGCTACAAAAGGCAGGGCTTCTAGAAAACAAAGAACTTGCTGATCAACTTCTAGAAACAGAAAGAAAACAAGAACTTATCATGAACATTCTTAAAGATGTTGCAACAAAGCATCCACAGATTAAGAATGAAATTTTAACAAGATTGTCAGAGGTGTCTGGGCCAGCAGGAGAGGCAGTAGTAATCTATGAGTCTTGATTTTAGCGACTTCTTTGATGCCCTTGATGACAACCCCTTTGAGGAAGATCCAGTAGATCTTGACACCTTTTTGCATGACGAAAACTTTCTCATGCAGCCACCTCTTTCACAGATTCAGAGAGATCTTGTAGAAGTTATGAGTCAGATCTACAGGGAGGAAGATTTAATTAGGCTTATGGGTGAGGAGAAGGGCAAGGAACACTACAAGAAATACACTAAGGCAGAGGTCATTCTGCAACTTGGAAAGGGCAGCGGAAAAGATCATACATCAACCATTGGTTGTGCCTACCTAGTATATAAACTAATGTGCCTAAAAGATCCTGCTGCATATTTTGGCAAGCCACCTGGAGACTCTATTGATATTATCAACATTGCCATTAACGCACAGCAGGCCAAGAACGTATTCTTCAAGAACTTTAAGACTAAGATTCAAAGAAGTCCATGGTTCGCAGGCAAATATGAATCGAAGGTAGATAGTGTAGAGTTTGATAAAACAATTACTGTTTATTCTGGTCACTCAGAACGCGAGAGCCATGAGGGTTTGAACCTAATGCTTGCAATCCTTGACGAGATTTCTGGCTTTGCACAAGAGTCTACAAGTGGAAACGAAAACGCTAAAACTGGTGATGCTATCTATAAGGCATTCCGTGCGTCAGTTGATTCACGTTTCCCAGACTATGGAAAGGTGGTTTTGCTTTCCTTCCCTCGCTACCCAGGAGATTTTATTTCCAAGCGGTATGATGAAGTGGTAGCAGAAAAGGAAGTAGAAGAAAAGAAGCATACTTTTACAATCAATCCTGATTTGCCAGAGGACTCACCAGAAAATAGATTTGATATTGAGTGGACAGAAGATCATATTCTTTCATATAAGTATCCTGGAGTATACGCTGTCAAGAGGCCAACTTGGGAAGCAAACCCAACAAGGAGCATTGAGGATTTTAAGATTGCCTTTATGACAGACTATGCAGATGCTATGCAAAGATTTGCCTGTATGCCCTCTTTTGTTACTGATGCATTCTTTAAGCAAAAGGATAAGTTAGAGAGGGCAATGTGTCTCCACAACCCGATTGATAATTTTAAGAGGGTGGAACCAAAGTGGCAACCAGACGAAAACATCAGATACTATTTACATGCTGACCTTGCTCAGAAGCATGACAAGTGTGCTATTGCTATCGCCCATGTGGACAAGTGGGTAGAAGTGAGAACGTGGAATGATTATACTCAGATTCACCCATTCGTTATTGTTGATGCTATTGTGTGGTGGGAGCCTCGCAAGGAAGGTCCAGTAGATCTTTCAGAAGTAAAAGAATGGATTGTCAGTTTTAGAAGATCAGGATTTCAGATTGGTCTTGTCACGTTTGACCGATGGCAGTCCTTTGATATCCAGCAAGAACTAAAGTCTGTAGGAATTAAAACAGACACTCTTTCTGTAGGAAAGAAGCACTACGAGGATCTTGCCATGCTTGTCTATGAAGATCGCGTACTGATGCCTCACAACGACATTCTGTTGGAGGAAATGAGCCAGTTGCGTATCGTATCTGACAAGAAGGTTGACCACCCTAGAAAGGGTTCTAAAGACCTCTCAGACGCTGTTACAGGCGCGGTATACAATGCAATCGCTCACACCCCTCGTAATCTTAATCAAGAGATTGAGATCCATGATTGGAAGTCTATTTCCAGAAAGCATGAAAGAGATGAAATAGAAGAATATGAAAGAGGCCGTCGTCCTGAAATGCCAGACGATGTTGCTCGCTACCTTGACAGCCTAGGTATGCTCTGATAAAATTTTCTACAACAGAAAGGTATAGACATGCTATTAGCATTTTTAATTACAACATTGATTATATTCTCTATCAATAGTTTGGCAGCAATATACTTGCTATCAACAAAGATTAATGAACAAAGAGTTGGCGTATCAGATATAATCCTTGTAATTTTGCCAGTGCTCATCATCTCCTGGAACATTTATCTTTTAATAAATTATTGATGGCATGGGGCGGTAGCATAATCTGGTTAATGCATACGTCTTATAAGCGGAAGATTGTGGGTTCAAATCCCACCCGCCCTACGAAATATGTAAGGTATAATTTTATAAAGGATGTGATGATTGATGCCTTGGGATATTAAGCAACGTGGATCTCAATACACAGTGGTTCAGAGAGACAATGGAAAAATTGTTGGAACGCATCCAACAAGAGCAGCAGCAGAAAGACAGCAAGCAGCCTTGTATGCATCTGAGGCAGACGAAAAAGATAAGGCAGAATGGCCTACCAGAAGTACCTGGATGGGTCAATTTATGCCTTGGAATCGCTAATGAATATACTTGTGGTTGTCCCATGGGTATTGACAGTATTGCTGCTTTTGCTTATAATATACATACAAAATAAAAATGGTATAGACTTTGACGATCACTTTGATCTGGATGATGAAGATCTAATTCCAGATTGGGTCAACGAAGATTCAATGGGAGTGATCAGAGTAGCAGTAGTAGATGACAAGGCTTACTGGGTAAAAAACAATGTCTTTTATGAGGCAGAAGTAATATCAGAGCCAGACTTTTCTACTGCACAACCAATTGATACAATGTCTTTATCAAAAAGAAAATTGAACGAACTTCTCATCATACTAGATGAGTTAGAAGCATACGGAGAGGAATAAAAATGAACGTCGTAGTCCAGGGAACCAAGGAGTTCTCAGATTATCAGATATTTATGCGTGCAATGGGAGTCGCGTTGTCAGAAATAACAGATGGAGAATTCAATGTATTCTCTGTTGGTCCTGCAACAATTAACTCATATACCGCTGAATTCTGTAACCTTTCTGAGCAAGGACTAAAACGACGCAACATTAAGGTACGATACTACAGGGTTCCACCTCAACAGATTGAGGAAAACTGGGACAACGTTGACTACTTTGCCTTCCTCTCTACGCCAAATCAGCGACCGTCGCGCCTTGTGTCGTCTGCTGAGTTGGCTGGAGTAGAGGTAGGCATCTTCCGATACTAGGAGGATGCCATGATACTCTCAAAGACAGACAGAGCATATCTTAATGTTGCAAGATATTTTGCAACAAAGTCTCGCTCAAAAAATACTCACGGTGCTGTTGTAGTAAAAAGTGGCAGGGTCGTGGGCACAGGATGGAACAAAACAAGAAACAACCCAAACATTGTTTCTCCAGAGCACATTAAAAGTGATTGCTCATACCACGCAGAACAGGTTGCAATTCGTGAGGCTGGAGAGTACAATGTACGAGGCGCAATTATTTACGTCGCAAGAGTAAATAAGAATGGTCATGATAGAAATAGCAAGCCTTGTCCACGCTGTAGTGATCTAATTGATCGGGCTGGAATAAAGCGAGTTATTTTTACAATAGAAGCAGGAGAATATCATGCTAGTAAGTAGCCTAGAAGTCATGGAAGAAATTGTTTCTAACCATGAGAGTCTATCGTGGGATGGCTGGGATGTAGTTCGGCATACCCCAAACCACAACGCGGTATATTCAAAGGATGCTGAGTATCGTGACGGACAGTGGAATAAGAAGAGAGTAT